AAGAAACGGAAAGCTCGTAAGAAAACTGCTGCAGTTATCGAAGAAGAACGCAAGATGGCTAAGTTGCTTCAACGTGTCGGCTACGAAAAAAGTTCTTCATATCGCGCTCCTATGCCTGATTATACCGTCGTACGCGTCGCGCCTACGTCTGATAAGGTTGGCAATGGTTACGCAAAACCTCAAAAGCGATATACAGGTGACGAGCTCGCGGGTATCGGTGTTTTACACAAATCAAATATGGTACCAATTCGTAAAGACAGCAATGCGGCTAAAGAAATTGCTACTATGCGGAGAAACTAATCTTTTCACATCGTAAAAAGATTTCAAAAAATCATTTACATAATGCTGAAAATAGTTTATAATAAATTAGGCTACATTTTAGGAGAGTTATCATGCCAATGACAAAGCGTAAAAAGAAAAAGATTCCTTCACGTGCAAGAAGCGGTATCGGTGCAGCACCATACGACAAAGGTATAGATCCTGTACTTAACTACTTTCATTTTGAAGTTGAACGTAAAGATCTTATTTCTGCTATTAAGACTTACGTAAAAACAAATCAGTCTAAAGACAATGTAAAATACATCAACGCATGTCCTGAATATAAATTCTGGAATGCGACTCATCATTGCGGTACAGCCGCTTATCTTACACATACGAATGAGATGAATGATAGAGTCTTGTATTGGAAGAATGCTCTTCACAATTACATTGATCAGTTGATTGAGATTGGCAAAAAGCTTTATTTCGAAAAACAAGCCATAGCAAAAGATTCAGCTAATGTTGTATCTTTATCTCCTATGGAAAGACTACAAAGAAAAGTATCCGCCACTATTATGCAAGATCTACTTGATTATGAAGATGGTTGGATAGAGGGTGAAAAATCTTATATTGATTTGTATGCTCTCTTTAAGAAACATGGGCTACCTGCGTCTGCGACTGCAGCTGTCCGTGAGATAGTTGAAGGATGGTTATTAGATTATGAAGATGCGTACCATAAGCGGTGCCCAGACGCCGTTGAAGGTTACTCGCATTTGAAAAGACCTGAACTCAACTATCGTATTAAAGCCTGTCAGACAATGCTCTCCGATCTGGACAGGCTCAAGTCCGCTGCGAAGGCAATTCGTAAGACCAAGGTGAAAGGACCTAAAGCAGCCGACAAACAAGTGGCTCGTGTACAATACAAACCAGAAGACAACGATTTTAAGTTGGTCAGTATACCACCAATTCAAATCGTAGGTAAACTTAGGCTCTATGCCTTTAATACCAAGTCGCGTATGTTGACTGAGTATGTTACATCAGCCACCAACGGGTTTGAAGTCTCTGGTACTTCCATTAAGAACTTTGATAAAGTGAGTAGCCGCACTATCAAGTTACGGAAGCCAGATGACTTCTTACCTATTGTCTTAAACAAGACGCCAAATCAAATCAACAAAGAATGGTCTACGCTTACTACAAAAGGCAGCGTGCCAAATGGTAGACTCAATAAAGATACAATCTTATTAAGGACATTAGATAAATGAGCGTAGAAGATAAATTCTTAAACAAGTCACGGTTCTCAAAATTAATTGAGGCAACCGTGGCTGAAAAAACAATTGGTTATATGGAAGCTATCTTATTGGTGTGCAGTGACAACAATATAGAACCAGAAGACGTAAAGAAATTCATATCGCCTGTCATCAAAGACAAACTTGAAGCGGAAGCAATGTCACTTAACTTCTTACCTAAAACAAATTCTATTGATAGTTCTCTTTTTGAATAAGAAGAATATAAATAGATGTACATTACAGCTATAATGTGTTATAATACAACTATATTTCAGCTCATACAAAGGATACATAAATGTCATTCGAAAATTTAAAGCGTAATCGCGACCAAATTTCCAAACTCGTTCAAGCAGCAGAAGCAGTCGGTGGTAGTGGAGAATCCAAGTACCAGCCAGACGAACGAATCTGGAAACCAACAGTAGACAAGGCAGGTAACGGATATGCCGTCATTCGATTCCTTCCAGCCAGCGAAGGTGCAGAATTACCATGGGTCAGATACTGGGATCATGGATTCAAAGGACCAACCGGTCTATGGTATATCGAAAACAGCCTTACTTCTATTGGTCAACCTGATCCAGTTGGCGAACTCAACTCGCGACTCTGGAACTCAGGTATCGAGTCAGACAAAGACAAAGCTCGAACTCAAAAACGTAGACTCCACTATGTAACTAACATTCTTGTCTTACAAGATCCATCAAATCCACAGAACGAAGGTAAGGTATTCCTTTATCAGTTTGGTAAGAAGATCTTTGATAAGATTATGGATGTTATGCAACCATCATTTGCAGATGAAACACCTGTAAATCCATTCGATTTTTGGGATGGTGCAGACTTTAAATTGAAAATCCGTAACGTTGAAGGATACCGTAATTATGATAAGTCAGAGTTTTCATCAGCATCTGCTCTCTATGAGTCAGACGAATCCAAGTTGGAAACAGTCTATAACCAACTACATAACCTCAGTGAGTATACAGACCCAAAGAACTACAAGTCATACGACGAACTCAAAGCAAAGTTGATGAGAGTTCTTGGCGAAGAAGTCGATATGGGAGCGCCAACTGTAGTTCAAATGAACGCTGTCAACGATCCAGCTCCAATGCCTGAACCGGCACAAGCACCTGTTACAGCGGAAGAAATGAATAAGCAAGACGATGACGATACAATGTCATACTTTGCTAAACTCGCTAATGAAGATTAATGAGTGTGTGGATTTATCTGATCACTTGGATCAATAGTACCTGAATTCATAATTGAATTATTTTGCACCACAGATGAACTTGAAGAACTGTTTGTTTGTGGTGCATTTACTACAGCATTTACTTGTCGTTCTCTTCTTCCGAATCTCTCAATTTCCTTTGCTGCTCTATTAGCTCTTACTGATGCATTATAGTCGATTTGCATCTGTGAATCAGCGGCGACACGATTTAAAGGTGATGTATCATACATAGAAGTTTCTTCTAAAGACATTGAACCTTGGCCTGTCATTCCAGAATCAATGGCTTTTCCTATGTCATCTGATTTCTTTTTCAGATTTTTATATGTCTCAGTTTCCATAAATGCATCAATTGCAAAATATCCTAAAGCACTAATCGCTCCTACACCTAAGATCGCAGCACCCACTGGTCCAGTTAAAAATGCCGTCATCATTGGAACTAATCTTGTAAGTTTAGCTAATGGTCCTGTTCTATTCAACTGAGACAATTGTTGATTTGATATTGGAGTTTTGGTTTTTTTATCTACTATAAGTCCATCTCTTTGACGAGTGTAACCTTGTCTTGCGAGATCTGCATCGGGAATAGCCGCCATCTGCTGCGCGCGCGTCATTCCAGTCATGGCTCCACCGCTAGCGGCTATCGTATTACCAAGTCCAGCTATTTTATTAAATATACCTCTTACTGGAGCCCATGCAAAACTTGCAGCTGAAATTGCCGCTCCTAAAGCGTTCCTTGGTCCTAGGATTACGGTTGCGAGTCCTCCAAGAAGTAACAAAGTTTCAGTAACTTGACCTTCTTGCCATATGTCAGCAAAATTACCTGTAAGCAGGTTGCGGAGGCCTTCTAAACCTGTGATTAATCCAGTTTGAAGTGTTTCAATTGAAGGAAGATAATCTTCAGCAAGTTGTTTTATTTTGTCTGATATGTCTGAAATAATAGGAGTAATTTTATCTAAAGTGTCTTGATCAAGAATAGCGCCAAAAGCGGCTCCTAAAAGAGCAAATTTTGCGCCAAATATAGAACCAATACCAGCAAACGTAAGCGCTCTTGTAATTTCACCTTGAAATTCCTCTGCACCGAGAAATTCAGCAATTGCTTTACCGATATTATCTGCAAGTGCTACAATTAATCCACCTTTTAATAACCTTATTCCAAAAGATTTTGCAAGTCCAAGAAGAAGTCCTGGTGTAAGTGCTAGTCCTGAAAACAAACTTCCGCCGGTTGAACTTCCCTCTGTAATACCAGGCGCAGAAGGCGCGTCAATAACAGGTGAGGCTGTACCTTCACGTTGCCTCTCCTCTGCATCTAAGCCTGTGAAATAACCTGTAAGCTTTTTGATCTGCTTATCAGTGTTCATCACCG